AGACGATAAAGATGATCCTTGGGACGAACGCTCGTGGCGCAAAGCTAACCCAAACTGGGGCGTTAGCGTCAATCCCGAGAGTATTCGTCAGGAAGCCGAGCGTGCAAAAAAGATTGCGTCAGCGCAGCCCGCATTCCTGACTAAACATTTAGACGTGTGGTGCCAGACGGATTCGGCGTGGATGGATATGCGGAGATTTCTGGCGTGCGCAAACGCTTCGCTCAGTGAAGAAAACTTCCGTGGTCAACCTTGCATTGTTGGTTTAGACCTCGCGTCGAAGCTAGACATTCTCGCAAAGGTCAAACTCTTCTGGCGGTTCATTGAAGGCAAGCTGAATCTCTATGCGTTCGGAACCTACTGGACGCCCCAAGCGCGTATCGAAGCGTCGAATAATTCACAATACAAAGGTTGGGCGCGAGAAGGCTGGCTTACCGGTGTTGCTGGAGAAGTCAACGATTACGACCTAGTTGAAGATTCGCTGAGAGCGGATTGCAAAACGCATCAAGTACTCGAAGTTGCACACGACCCTTATCAGGCTGTCGAGTTGGTCAATCATTTGGCCAAAGAACGAATCTCAATGGTCGAAGTCCAGCAGAGCACTAAGAACTTCGACCCTCCAATGAAAGAGTTTGAAGCACTCGTTTACGACGGACGGTTCCATTACAACGGAGACCCGATTCTCGCGTGGGCGTTTAGCAATATCGTTTGTCATCCTGACAAAAATGATTGCCTGTTTCCAAATAAATCAACGGCTGAAAATAAGATCGACCCCGCCACAGCACTGTTTACCGGATTGAATCGTTTGATAGCACTCTCTGCCACGGGAAAATTAAACCCTAAACCAGAAAGAAAGCATGTCCTCGTATTCGCTTAGCGTAGTTACTCCTATTCGGGGTCGAGAAAACTTTATCCCACAATTGATTGAATGCTTCCACTCGCAGAATGTAGAAGCCGAATTAATCGTGGTGGATAACAGCAGGAATCCCCAGAAGTTCCCAGACTTCGTGAAGAGTTTTTACGTCGGCCATCGTCAATTTCCGACCGGTGTTCTCAGAAATTTCTGCGCGGAACATGCGACGGGCGAGATCATTGCTCACTTTGATTCGGACGATTACTACGATCCTGGCTATCTGCGAGAGAGTTTGGATTTTCTCCGCTCGTCAGGTAAATCGGTTATTGGTTGTCATTCAATTTTGTTCTGGGATTGCAGGAAGCACAGCGCCCATCGCTTCATCTATCAAAGAAGCCGCGCATACGCCTGTGGAACATCTCTCGTTTATTACAAAAAATGGTGGCAGGCCCACAAGTTCTCTGAACAAAGCATAGGCGAAGACACAAAATACTGCGATGAAGCTAGAGACTGCGATCAACTCGCTTCCCGATCAACAGATTTAATCGTGGCACGACGCAATCATTCGTACGGCAATACCTGCAAACACGAGCTTGGATCGCCAGACTTTATACCGCTCGACGCTACCATGCTGCCGTCAGGTTTTAATAAGGAAATCCGATAATGAAGATTTGGAATCGCGTTAGAAAGTTCTTAGCGGAAGACACATTTTCCCTGACGCAGCCCGCAGTGTATTTGAATTTGAATGGCGGTTCCTCGTGGGCAGGCGAGTTCGTCACCCCGCGACGAGCGCAGCAGGTTCCGACTTTATTAGCTGGAATCAATCTGCTTGCGAACGATATTTCATCTCTACCGCTATACCTGAACGTCCGCACGAATAAAGGCGTACAGATGGCAATTAGCCATCCTTTATTTCGTATCTTGCATGACGCCTGGAGCGAAGAAATTACCGCCCGTGAGGGTTTAGAGTTCACCGTTAGAAGTCTCATTTGTACAGGGAACTTCTATAACCTGCTTGATACCGATGGATCGGGCAATATTTCTTCGATCACGCCACTGTTCGCTTCTGCCGTCACACCACGACGATTGACCGCACAACAGATGCAGAAGCTCCCGCGAGAAACAAGCAATCTTGTTTTTGATTATGACGATCCTACAGGCGCAGGGCGCAAGACATACCTGAACTCCCAGATATGGCGCGGGGCAATCGCTTCGCCATACGGCATTATCGGTGAATCTTCTTTGCATCACGGTCGAGATTCAATCGGCTTGGCGCTGGCTGCTGACAAAGCATCGGGCAAACTATTTTCCCAAGGATCACTTAATGATGGATATTTTGGAGCTGACCCCGGTCAAGATTTAAACCCCGGCGAATGGCAAAAGCTGGTTGATGCGTGGAGCTCTGGAACTGACGGAGCATATAAGAAGCTGGTTCTGCCTCCGGGCGTAAAGTTCAATCCTCTTACGCTCATCAACGCGCAACAGTCGCAGTTTGTAGAACGACTTCAGCGTGAAGATTTGAACATGGCGCGGCTGCTCGGAATTCCGGCTAGCATTCTTGATGCGAACGAACAAGGCGACACCTACGCGGCGAGTGAATCACAACGTCGATGGTATGTAGACCATAGCCTGAAGCCGTTCCTCGTTTTACTCCAGCAAAGTATTAACCTTCGCTGTCTCTCGGAAGACGAGCGCAATAAGTATTTTGCAGAGTTCAATACTGATGCGCTGCTCGATGCCGATCTCGCGTCACGGTACGAAGGGTATTCAAAAGCCTTAGCGTCAGGATGGATGACTCGCAATGAAGTTCGCCGTGCAGAAGGTTTGAACCCATTGCCCGGTCTTGATGTCCCTCTCGTTCAATCGAATAACATGGGCACGGTCAACCCAGATGGCAGCATTAGCCCAGCCCAGCGTGAAAGTTTTACGGAGACAGTGACAACCCCACCAGCAAAGCAAGCACAGATTGAAAAGATCATCCGCGCCTCAGCCGAGCGCATCGCCCGTAAAGAGGCTAAGTCTGGCAAGTTCGATGCTGAGTTTGTAGCAGAAGTTCTTTGCGTTCCCGCAGCACAAGCGACCGCATACTGCGCAGACCGCACGGCAGGAAAAATTACTACAGAGCAAGCCGTCGAATATCTCGTCCAGCTTGCAATTGGAGAATTAGATGAAGCAGAAACCGTTGCTCAATAGGAATGACCGTAAATTCCTCGCGGCAAAGACCAATAACACGCTGACCCTCTTTGTGTATGACATTATCGGCCAAGACCTATTCGGGGATGGTGTTACCGCACAAGCAGTAGCGCAAAAACTCACCGAAGCGGGCGACCTCGATTCCATTATTCTACGAATCAATTCTCCAGGCGGAGATTTGTTTGAAGCTGTGGCGATAAAGAATCTGATTGCCTCCAAGAATGTTTCCGTAACGGTTTATGTAGACGGTGAGGCTTCATCCGCAGCTTCGATCATCATGCTAGTGGGCGACAAAATTGTCATGGGCGAAGGCTCCACAGTCTTTGTTCACAATGCTTTGACGTTCGCTGGTGGGAACGCAAGTGACTTCCGCAAGATGGCGGATGACTTAGAGAAAATTTCTGGCGAAATGGCGCAGATGTATGCAACTCGAACAGGCTTGGCTATCAATGCAGTTCAAGCTCTGATGGATGCAGAAACAATTCTCACAGCGCAGGAAGCCGTTGATAAACATTTCGCGGATGAGATTGCTAAACCGAAAGTGGACATCAAGACCGTTGATGATACGTCGCCGCGAGCTATGTCTCGTGAGCAATTCGAGCATGAGTTGTTAGCTCTTTAGATCTCCCGATCGTCCTAACAAACTTTTGAGGGCTTCAGTTCCAACGAAACTGAAAGCGTCTGCCAGTCCTCGGCCCATTGGCCCATACCACGCAGAGCACAAATAAAAATTCATTCCAAGAGGTTATTTATGACTGTACGAGAAATTCTTGCAAAAAATGCTTCGTTGAAATCTGAAGCAGAATCTATGTGGGCAACTGCTGCTGCTGGTAAAGGCTTTACCGACGAGCAGGGCAAACGCTATGAAGCGATTAAGAAGGAACTGAAGTCCAATACCGAATTGATTGCTGCTGCGGCTGAGATTGCTTCTTTCAATTCCACCGAAGCACCTGTAGTAAAAGCCGAGGACAACGTTCATGAGCGCTCGTCCAAGGAATACGCGACCGCGTTCAAGCAATACGTAATGTCGCGTGGCCGTCACGTCCCGCAGATCCTTGCAGCGAACGTGAGCGAATCCGATTTTGCTTCCGGCGGTGTCTTGCTTCCTACCACGTTTGACCAGCAAGTTATTACGCTGGCAAATAACGACAGCACGTTGCGACAATTGGCGACGGTTATTCCGACGACTGTCGATATTCCGTTCCCCGTTGAAACCGCAAGAGGCAACGCGGCTGCCACAGATGAAGCCCCTGGTTCGTCCGGCTCAAACGCTTACCATCAAGACGATCCTACCTTCTCCATCAAAACGTTGAAGGCGTATAAGGCCACAAAAGTAATTCCTGTTTCCGAAGAATTATTTCAGGATTACACGGCATTTCAGACTTACGTCGCTGGAAACCTCGGACGCTCGTTAGCGGAGTTTGAGGAAGGTTGGTTTGTCACAGGCGCGGGTACTACAGAACCGCAGGGCGTTGTGACGGGCGCGACTGCGGGACTGACGCTGGCGAGTTCAGTCAGCGCTGGTATTGATGTTGTTGCAGACATTATCACCCTGATTGGCGCATTGAAGTCGAGCTACCTCAAGGGCGCTTCGTTCCTAATGAATCGCGCAACCAAGACTGCGTTGAAGAAACAGGTAAACGATTTGGGCATTCCGTTCTGGGCGGCCCAAGACGATAGCTTGTGGGGATACCCTGTGTATCTCTCGGACTCGATGCCGACCATTGCAGCGAACGCCAAAGCCATTCTGTTCGGCAATTTCAAACAGGGTGCCATTATCGGTGATCGAGGCAGCATTCAAACCCGCATTCTCGATCAGGTCGATGCGAAAAACGGCATGATTGACTTCGTAGGCAAGCGGCGTACTGACCAGCTTGTCATTCTGCCTGAAGCAATCAAGTACTTAAGACTCGGCGCTAACTAGTCTGCACAAACTCATCTTGGGGAGGAATCACAAAATTCTTCCCCAAGATATTTTCTCCAGCTTTTTAACCCTACGTTCCTATCTTTTTTACCTGCGAGTATTCATGGCGATTTCTTATTCAGTTTCGTTGGCTGAAATAAAAGCGTGGCTTAAATTGCCAGCGGCTGACGACGCGCAACTCGATCCTATTCTTACG